GACAAAGAACCAACTGAATGAGGTGATATTATGGCTGGTTGTAATACTAAGAGAATGAAGGCTGGCGGTCCTACTGGCATGCACAAAATGCCCGACGGTACCATGATGAAGAACTCTGAGCACAAAATGGCTATGGGCGGTATGGCTATGGCGAATAAGGGCTACAATAAAGGCGGCAAAGTACGTGGTTGTGGAGTCGCTCAGCGAGGCTTAACTAAAGGTCGCATGGTATGATGAAGTGCCGAGGCATGGGCAAAATGAAGCCCATTACGTTTAAGAAGGGTGGTACGGTCAAAGATGATTGTTACCGCAAGGTGAAGGCGTCGTACAAAGTCTTCCCTTCTGCGTACGCCTCGGGTGCTATTGCCAAGTGCCGAAAGAAGAAAGCCAGTGGCCGTTCGTAAGACGGAAAAGGGCAAAGCCCTAAAGCGCTGGTTTAAAGAGGACTGGAAAGACGTTCGCACGGGTAAGAAATGTGGACGTAAAGAAGGCGAGAAGCGGGGAACCCCGTACTGTAGACCAAGTAAGAAGGTCTCTAGTAAAACGCCTAAGACCTCTGGTGAAATGACAGCGGCAGAGAAGAAGTCCCGAATAGCGCAGAAGAAGCGCCTAGGGCAACCGGCGGGAAAACCCAAGCGTGTAACACCGCTTAAAAGGAAGAAGAAATAATGGCGACATCTGGCACAGCTACATTCAACATGGACTTCACCGAGATTGCGGAAGAAGCGTGGGAACGTGCCGGTAGAGAAATGCGTTCTGGCTACGACCTGCGCACTGCTCGTAGGTCTATGAATCTGTTGACTATTGAGTGGCAGAACCGTGGCATCAACATGTGGACCATCGAAGAAGGCACAGTAAACCTCGTAGCAGCTACAGCCACATACGGCCTACCCGCCGATACAATAGACCTTTTAGAGCACGTTGTACGCACAGGCGATGGTAGTGTAACCACGCAGTCTGATCTAAACATCACGCGTATCAGTGTCTCTACCTACTCCAGCATCCCTAACAAGCTAAGCCAAGGCCGCCCTATACAGCTCTACGTAGACCGTGGGCAGGCTAACCCCTCTGTAACTGTGTGGCCTGTGCCAGATCAAGGCACTGCACTTGCACCGTTCTATATTCTTAAGTACTGGCGGATGCGCCGTATACAGGACTCGGGGACAGGCGTTAATACCGCCGATGTTAATTTCCGTTTCTTGCCCTGCCTCGTTGCAGGGCTTGCGTATTATATAGCACAGAAAGACCCAGAATTAATGCCTCGCCTACCTATGCTACAGGCCGAATATGAGCGTCAATTTGAGTTAGCAGCGGGCGAAGATAGGGAAAAAGCAACGCTTAGCTTGGTGCCGCGTATACACGGCGTGAGGTAGACATGAGCTACACGTATGCGTCTGGGCAAAAAGCAATCGCAATATGCGATGTTTGTGGCTTTCAATACAAGTTACGGCAGCTTAAAGAGCTGATTGTTAAGGGAAATAAGACTAACATTAGGGCCTGTCCTGAGTGTTGGAACCCAGATCAGCCACAGCTTATGCTAGGTACGGTTCCAGTAGAGGACCCCCAAGCAATACGAAACCCACGACCAGACTCTGCGGAGTTGGTAGCAAGTAGGGACATTCAATGGGGCTGGGACCCAGTAGGACTAAGCGACCCATTTGGACTTACACCAGACAATTTGGAAGGCAAAGGTGCCGTAGGACAAGTCACGGTAACCATAAGCTAGGAGATCGAAATGAAAATGAAGTCAAGATCAAACGTAAAAGTACCCAAGGTCATCGAGTTCCCGAATGAGCCTACAATGTACAAAGTAGCTGACTGCTGCAACCAACCGCCTAAAGACATGAAGACTAGCGGTATTAAGGTTCGCGGCGTAGGTGCAGCAACTAAAGGTACTATGGCCCGAGGCCCGATGGCTTAAGGAGTAGCAGGTGAATTACACCGAGCTTAAAGTAAATATTGAGGACATCTGCGAGCAGTCGTTTACGGACGACCAAATGGCTATGTTTACTCAGCAGGCTGAGCAGAAGATTTATAACACTGTTCAGATTCCTGCGCTGCGTCGAAATCAGACGGGTAACCTTACGCTCGGCGGCAAGTACCTGATATACCCAACAGACTTCTTGTACACGTTTTCTTTAGCGGTTATTGATGCTCAGGGTAATTACACGTATTTGCTGAATAAGGACGTTAACTTTATTCGTGAGGCGTACCCCGGACCGACAAGCACAGGTACCCCCGTACACTACGGAATCTTTGACGACACAGCGTTTATTATAGGCCCAACGCCTGATGCGGCGTACGAGGTAGAGTTACATTACGGCTACTACCCCGAGACTATTGTTACTGCGGGCACTACGTGGCTTGGCGATGAGTTTGATTCTGCCCTGCTCAACGGCGCTCTGGTTGAAGCAATACGATTTATTAAGGGTGAGCCAGATATGGTTCAGCTTTACCAGAAGTATGTACGTAGACGCTATGGCGCTACTCAAAAACTTAGGGGACGGCAAGATGCGGGAAGATATGTACCGCTCTGGTCAACTCCGTATAACCCCGCGTTAATTTAAGAGGAAACACAAATGGCTATTTCACAGGCTATGGTTACATCGTTCAAAGTTGGCATCCTTGATGGGACGTTCGACTTTAGCAGCGGCACATCACAAGTATTTAAAATTGCTCTGTTCACTAATGCAGCTACGTTAGGCGCGACTACTACTGCGTATGCCGTCACTAATGAGGTGTCTGGCACTAACTACGTAGCAGGTGGTAATACCCTGACTATTTCTCAAGTCCCTACGTCTACAGGCACTACGGCGTTCTTGGACTTTGCAGACACTACGTGGGCTAACGCAACTATTACTGCTCGTGGCGCTTTGATCTACTTAGCGAACGGCGGCACTAACCCTGCTGTTGCAGTTCTGGATTTCGGTTCGGATAAGACCTCTACTGCGGGCGACTTTACTATTGTCTTCCCTGCTGCTGATGCGAGCAACGCGATCATACGTATCGCTTAAGGTACTTAGATGGCTGACGTTATCGTCCCACTCTCCGGGTGGGGTTACAGCACTTGGGGGACGGATTCGTGGGGCGAAGGTAATGCCCTGCCGTTCTTAACAGGTGAGGTAGGTTCGGTAGCAGTAGCTGCGGGTGCAGTTGTTAGTGTTAGTGGTGTATCTGGTACTTCAGCGTTAGGTTCTACTTCGGTCACGATTAACCAGAGCGTTTCGGTTACGGGGGTTAGCGCCACAGGCATAGCCGCTTACGCTGTTTGGGATGCTACGGTTTATTTCGGTGGTTGGGGTAGAGGGTTCTGGGGACAGGGTTCGTGGGGACAGTCGCTAGGTCTCCAAGCCACAGGTGAAGTTGGTAGTGTAGAACTAAGCCTAGGCGCTAATGTTTTTGCTACGGGTGTTGCGGCTAGTACTACTCTAGGTAATGTGGCGGTTACGGGCGATGCGGATGACATCACTGTTCTAGGTAACGCAGCTACTGGTGAGCTAGGCACTATAGGTGTCGAAGCAGGCGCTATTGTTATTGTTACAGGCGTTCAAGCCACAGGCGAACTAGGTACTTCCGGAGTTAAAGAAGGTGCTAATGCGTTCCCAACGGGCGTACAGGGCACTACAGCTCTAGGCACGGTAAGCGTCACAGCAGACGCAATAGTCACGGAAACCGGCCTACTAGCAACATCTGCACTGGGCAATATAACAGTACTGCTCCAACAGAACGTCCTTGTAACGGGCTTACAGGGCACTACCGCACTAGGCGAGACAACAGAGACAGCCGATGCGAATGTATACGCCATTGGCGTACAGGCCACAGGTGAAGTAGGAACGGTGCTAGTCTGGAGCCAGATAATTCCGGGCGGCGACCCTAGATGGACTGACATAGCCCCTATTAGTCAAACCCCAAATTGGACGGAAATAGCAGCATGAAGACAGTAAACGAAGCAAAGAACTTGGGTAGCGCAATAGACCCGAAGCATGAAATTGAAGTGGTATGCGGCAACTGCGGGTACGATGTGAACGAGGCTGAATTAAGCGCCGATACTTGCTCAGATTGCGGCGAAGCACTAAACTTACGACAGAATACAAAGATTTACGCGACAAGCATCCCCGCCGCTGGCGGCAGCACGTTAGCGTAGGTACTGGAGAAATTAGATGGCTACTTATGTAAATAACTTACGGCTCAAAGAAATCACCACGGGTGATGAAGACGGCACTTGGGGCACCAGTACTAACACTAACCTTGAGCTGATTACCGACGGTTTTAGCTATGGCACGAAGCAGATGGCGGCTGACGCTAACGAAACCTTCACCATGCCTGACGCGACAGCAGATGCCACGCGCTCGCTGTACCTAAAAATTACTTCGGCAGCATCGCTAACCGCGACTCGTGAGGTCACACTTGGGCCAAACACGGTATCCAAGACGTGGATTATCGAGAACGCTACTACTGGCGGCCAGATCATCACGATCAAGCAAGGCTCAGGTGCTACGGTAGACATCCCTAACGGCGACAAAACAATGGTCGTCACGGATGGTGCGGGTGCAGGCGCTGCGGTATTTAACGCTAACCCAACAGAAGCCGGCGCAGGTACGGTAACAAGTGTCGGGGGTACGGGCACAGTTAACGGCATTACTCTGACGGGCACGGTTACAAGCTCAGGCAACCTCACGCTTGGTGGTACACTGGCTAACGTCGATCTTACTACTCAAGTTACTGGAACCCTCCCTGTCGCCAACGGCGGTACTAATGCAACTACGGCAGCGGGTGCGCGGGCAAGTCTTTCGGCTAACGCCCTACCAATACTCAAAGGCGGAAACTACACAGCAGTAGTAGGCGAGTTTGTTACCGCTACAGCCGGAAGTATTACCATCACTCTACCTGCCTCACCAAGCGCAGGTGACACGGTAACTATTAAAGACGGCACAGGCGCAGCGGCTACTACTACTTTTACCGTAGCGCGTAACGGCTCTAACATCGCAAGCTCTGCTACTGATCTGGTGTTTGATAAGAACTTTGCAGAAATCACTATGTCCTACATCAACGGCACTATTGGTTGGAGTGTATAAATGAGTAACTTGTCGGAACTGCTGCCGACAGGCGGCGGACAAAACGCTGTAGACTTCGTGGCTAGTGGCACGTTGGGTAGTGGGGTTACTGTTGCGCTTAAAAGCGATGGGACGGTTGAAGCTGTTGCGGAAACTACAGTTTCGCCTTCAATGCCTTTAGGTACGCAAACTGAATTTGCACCTAGACATTCGGTATTAAATAATATTGCTGCTGATCCGCACAACTCTAACCGATGGGTGATAGTTTGGGCTGATGACGATGGCTCGGAAGATGTACTTGTTAGAATTATCACTTTATCGGGAACCACTTGGACGCTATCTTCTGAAATTAACATGGGTCTGTCTGGCAGCGTATCACGGACTCCTTCTGTGGCTTGGGATAAAGCCACTGCTAACAAAATTGTAATAACGTATAACAACTCTAGTAATGACGGCTCTGCAAAGGTAGGCACAATATCGGGCAGTGCCGGAAGCGAAAGCATTGCCTTTGGGGCTGAGCATACTTTTACAACTCAGACAATGTATTCGTATAGCAGAAACCTTCCTCCGTTATTGTGTTTAGACAATAGCGGTAATTATTTTCAGGCTTTTGTTGGATCTACTGGCTATAACACTTCAGTTTATGGAATTATTTTACAAGCCCCAAGCACTACTGTTACATCTGGCTCTGAAGTCACATTAACTACAACTGCAAAAGATGGGGCGTCTTCTGCGTGTATCGTACCGACAGACAGCACTAAAGTTATTTTTAGTTACCTAGAGAACACGCAAGAAAAACCTGCTCTCAAACAATTGAGCATTTCAGGCACATCTATAACAGTAGGTAGTGAAAATTTAGGGCCGACTTTAACAGCCGATGAAGGGTTTTCGATTACAGCAATAGACGCTACAAAAATAGTTATGATTACCACTACGAATGGTACTAAATACCCTGCCTATCAGATTTTAACTAACAGCTCAGGAAGTTTTTCGTTTGGCACTTTAACTGTAATAACAAGCACTAGAACTTTTTACGTTAATGCCAGTAATAACTTGTCGGGCGATCCTTCTACTTTTATTACGTCATACGTTAATGCATCAGGTACTAGATATGCAAGAGCAAAAGTCGGAACTATAAATGCTGGCATTTCTTCAATATCTTTTAATACTGAAACACAACTTAGTACTACTGTTTTTTCAAACTACGCAGCTATCGCCCAACAATCAGACAGCTCTGGTAATTTTGCTTACCTCTTTGAACGAACTGGCGGTGACAAAAGCTTTATTGTTTTAGGCAAAACAGGCGGCACTTCAACTAACTACACCGACTTCATAGGCATAACATCCGAAGCAATCTCTGACACAGCCACAGGCGCTGTAAACGTCTACGGTGGGATTAACGAAGCGCAGTCTGGTTTGACCATAGGCTCTGATTACTACGTCCAAGACGATGGCTCTTTATCTACCACTTCAAGTGCGGTTAAAGTAGGCCAAGCAATCTCCGCAACCACGATTAACATGATGGATTTGACATGAGTAATCTGACAGATTTATTACCTGCGGGTGCGGGTGGCAAGCAAGTAGACTTCGTAGCGTCTGGGACTCTAGGCAATGGGGTTACTGTTGCTTTAAAGGCTGATGGGACGGTTGAGGCTATTACTGAAACCTCAGTTACTCAAAACATCCCTGAAGGATCGGATACAATTTGGTTCGCACAACCTACTAGCGCTCCTTACAGCACAGCAACTTATATGGATATGGCCTTTGATGTTTCCGCTAATAAGTTTGTTATTGTTTTTGCAGACGCTAAAGTTAGCAACTATGCTTCTTATATTGTAGGTTCAATTTCTGGTTCAACAATAACCTATGGGACTAAAACAGTATTTAATTCTAGTGCCGTTGTTCATCCGAGCATTGCAGCAGACCCCAGTGCTACAGGTAAATTTGTAATAGCTTACAATGATTTTGGTGGCGGTGCTGGGTCTTTTGTAAAAATAGCTACTCTTAGCGGCACTACTTTAAGTTTTGGAACAGGAGTGAATTGGTCTTCGGCTAACTCGTATGGCCGAATAGCGTTTGATTTTACTTCTAGCACTTTTGTGTTGGCTTGGAGCAAAGCCGCTGACAGTGGCAAGTTGTATGCTACGTTGGGAACCTATAGCGGAACTACAATTACTTTGCAAACCGAAGTAGAGCTTTATGGCACAGAAATAGATGATTGGTATACAGGTATTGCTTTTGACCCAAGCACTACGGGTAAATTTGTTGTAGTAGCTAACAATTATGCAAGTCCTTATGCTGGAATAGCGGTGTGTGGAACTATTTCAGGGACTACAATTACCGGAGGCACAGCTCAAACTTTTAACTCTTCAGGAGCAAAATTCTCGAAATGCGTGTTTGATTCGGTTAATGCTGACAATTTAATAATTGCTTTTCAAGATGTTTCTAGCAGTAATTATGGAGCAGCTTATGCTGCAACTTTATCAGGAACTGTTTTTACTTTTGGTGCTAAAGTACAGTTTAACTCCACAGCTTCCACGGATATGTGGACAATGGCTCCATCTGGAGTAGGAAGAAATTTCCAAATCGTTTACAGAAATGATGCCACAAGTGATCGTCCTTTTGCTGCGGCTTTAAGTGTGAGTGGCACAACAATTACAGCGGGAACTCCTGTTCAAATTACGACAGAAGGAGTAAACGCCACGAATTATTTAGCGGCAGCTATGAACCCTGCTGACGCAGGAAGTTTTGTAACGATTTGGAGAGACCAAAGCTATGATGGTTGTCGTTCTGTGGCAAGTCAGCAAGGATATTCTTCTACAAACTCAGCCGACTTCATAGGCATAACAGACGCTGCTATCTCGGACACTGCATCTGGCTCGGTGACAATCAAAGGCGGCATCTCTACCAACGTCACAGGACTCACGCCTAACCAGAATTACTACGTCCAATCAGACGGCACACTGTCCACCACGACATCTACGGTACTAGCAGGCAAAGCCCTGTCCTCCACTAGCATTAACTTGGATTACACAACATGAGCAATTTGAGTGAGTTACTACCTGCCGGAGCAGGGGCAAAAAGTGCAGAGTTCGTGGCTAGTGGCACATTGGGTAGTGGAGTTACTGTTGCTCTTAAGGCTGACGGGACTGTTGAGGCTGTTGCGGAAACTACAATTTCTCCTAGCTCCCCTATAGGCAGCGTAACGACCTATGAATCTCAAGCCGGACAATATCTACAATTAAAAGCAGACCCCCACAATGCAAACCGGTGGATGGCTGTTTGGACAGATGATGTAGGTACTAAAAATGTTCGTGTTTGTGTGTTCACTCGCTCTGGGGCGACGGTAACTGTAAGCCCAATAAGCAATGCGTACTCAACCGGTACTAACGCCTCTCGCCCAGTAATTTGTTTTGACCCTAATACGGAGGGGAAATTCTTAGTTACTTTTAACAACTCTTCTGTCTACGTTTCTTCTATAGTAGGCACTTTTTCAGGGTCAGCGGGTAGTGAAACTTTTTCTTACGGGACTTTGCTTAATCAGTGGGATGGTTCGTTTCGTTTAGCAGACGGCGAAAATTTATTCCCTACTGCAACTGCCGGAGATTTTATTCTTGTAGCAGGTGACGGAATTAGTGGTTATGTAAAAGGAAGAATATTAAGAATTTCAGGAACTACCGTAAGCGCTGTTGGTTCTACTACCGTAATTAGTTCCACAGCTATAGCGACTACTAGCAGCGTTATGAATCCAACCAATGCCGACGAAGGATTAGCGGCTATAATTAGCAGTTCAGTATTGTATGGCGTTATATTTACTATTAGTGGAACTACAATATCTTCAGGAACTACTCAAGTTATAGACTCCGGTACTAACTACCAGACAGCTTACGGCCCAACACCGGGCCTTGCCCCTGTAAACGGTTCTCAATATATTCTTACAGCCGTAAACAATACCAACCAACGGTTGTACGCAATGTTAGTCACTAATACTAGCGGGACTATTACTAACACTACCCCCGTACTAGTAAGCAGTTTAGTCTTTGGAAGTATAAGTTACCATTCTACTAGCAACAGTTTAACCGACCCTAACACTTTCATAACTACGTTTAGGGATCGCTCTTACAATGTAACCTATACAACAGCCAACACTATTTCAGGGTCAACGATCACTATTGGAACTAACGTATCCCTTGGGGACACTTTTAAATATTACCAATCAGTCGCGCAACAAACAGATGGTGCGGGGACGTATTTGCTTATTGGTGGGAATGCGAGTCTTTACGGAACATACGTTTTAGGCCAAACCGGCGGCTCGTCAACAAACTCCGCCGACTTCATAGGCATAACAGACCAAGCCATAGCCGATACAGCCACAGGCGCAGTGATTGTGCAGGGTGGGGTTAGTGATAAGGTTACCAGTTTAACTACTGGCTCAGATTACTACGTTCAATCTGATGGGACTATTTCCGCTACCGTATCAACCGTCCCTGCGGGCAAAGCTTTATCAGCAACCTCAATCCTATTGGAAGGATAATTATGAAAACTATTATATGCGACATGAACTGCTCCAAGTACCTCTTTGAAGACGACAAGCAGCTAAACATCACAGCAGACCACATCGAAGTGGGCGACCCTGCTAACTTGGACTTCATCATTGGCGACCTGAACGCTAATAACTCTACACTGATCGAAGGCGTAACTGAGCCAGAAGATTGGTACGGCTGCAAGTACAACTACGTCAATGACGCATGGGAGCTTTGCCCTGATTGGGTTGATCCGCGCCTTGAACAAGAAGTAGCGTAAAATAGGTACAGCCAAGCAGTAGGAGTACCCATGAGATGACCGAATTAGAGCTAGAAGCAATGATACAGCGTGCTGCGGAAGCGGGGGCTAAAAAAGCCTTACGTGACGTGGGTTTACAAGACGACGACGCTGTGCATGACATGCGTGAAATACGCGACCTTCTAGACTCTTGGCGGTCAGCTAAACGCACTGCGGCAAATACCTTGATTAAGACCTTTACCTATATCTTCTTGGGTGCCTTGTTAACAGGGTCCTACTTTAGTTTTTTCAATAAGCCATGATGAGCCACTTTAAGACCAGACTTATAATGGAAGCAGTAGACGGGGGGTGGCAATTAACGCAGCCCTTTATCTACCATAGTGAGTTACTGAACTGTGATATTGAAGTGCCTACCGGCTATGTTACTGATTTAGCTAGTGTTCCTCGTCTATTTCGCTTTATAGTACCCGTTGCGAATGCAAAGAACCGGAGGGCTGCGGTGGTCCACGACTACTTATGCACCCACCCCGAGGGCATAGTTAAAGACCAGAAGCAGGCGGATCAAGTATTCAGAGAGGCACTGGGTGTAGTGGGTGTGGGGCGATTCCGGTCTGCTGCGTTATACTACCCAGTGCGTACGTTTCAGTCTATTAAAGGATGGTTCTCATGAGATTACTTATTTTAGGCGCAGTGCTGCTCGCACTCCCCGCTTGTACTCAGCTCAACAGCTTAGAGATTACGCCGGAGGACAACGCTATGGCCTGTCTGAAAGGCAACACGAACGCGGCCGGTGCTGTGCTTGGGGCTAACGTTTCCGGAATTACGGTTGAGCTTCCTGCCTCTGTGGATACCTCTAACTGGACCGCACAAGACTGGAAAGAACTAGCCGAGCTTTGCGACTAGTGACCGAAAAACTACTTGAAATGCTCAAGCGCCATGAGGGCGTAAGGTCCCACGTCTACCTGTGTTCTGCTGGGTACGAAACCATTGGTGTAGGGCGAAATATCTCGAAGTCCGGTATGGGTCTGTCAGACGATGAAGTCGACTACCTGCTAGAGAACGACATAGTACGCGTTATTAAGGAACTTTCTTCGGAATATCCGTGGTTTAGGGGTCTTGATGACGTACGAAAAGATGCTATTATAGACATCAGTTTTAACCTTGGTGCCACTAGACTTCGTGGTTTCAAGCGCGCATTGGCAGCTATGGAAGTTGCCGACTATACAACCGCAGCAAAAGAGTTCCTAGATTCCAAATGGAGTCGGGACGTTAAGGGTCGTGCTACCGAACTCTGCTACATGATTGAGACGGGTAACTACCTATAATGAGGTTAAGAAATGCCGCTTCAGAAACTACAGTTAAAGCCGGGAGTTGACCGCGAGAATACTCGCTATGCCGCCGAGGGCAGTTGGTACGAGACCGACAAGGTGCGATTCAGACGGGGTATGCCTCAGAAGATTGGCGGCTGGGTTCGTTTGTCTGCGGCAACGTTTCTTGGTGTCTGCCGGTCTATGCTTAACTGGTCTACCCTGCAAAGACAAAACCTCGTATCTGTAGGCACTAACCTTAAGTACTACATAGAGCGTGGCGGTGCTTATTTCGACGTAACTCCCATCCGTGCTACGGCTACTCTGACTAATCCGTTTACCACTACTTCAGGCTCTGCAACGGTTCTTGTTACTGATACGGCTCACGGCGCGCTTGAAGGCGATTTTGTTACGTTTAGCGGTGCTTCAGCAGTGGGAGGGCTTACTCTAAATGGTGAGTTCCAGATAAGCTTTATAAGCGAAGATACCTACAACATAACCTCTGCTACTAACGCATCGTCTAGCGCCACGGGCGGCGGTACTGTTACTGCGACATACCAAATAAATACGGGTAACGAGATTGCTGTACCGTTTACTGGCTGGTCTGCGGGTACTTGGGGGTCCAATACTTGGGGTAACAGCGGTACTACACTCGCTCCTATCAGGCTTTGGAGTCAGGCTAACTTTGGCGAGGACTTATTCTTTACCTACCGTGGCGGCTCGCCTTTCTACTGGGATGCAAGCAACGAGCTAACTACTCGTGCGGTGTATGTGTCTTCCCTTGGTGGGGCGTCTGACGTACCCACTATAGTAAACAAAGCGTTTGTGTCGGACATATTCCGTTTTGCGTTTTGCTTTGGCGCTAACGATCTGGGTGCTGCTGCCCTTGACCCTATGCTTATCCGTTGGTCTGACCAAGAAGACGTAGCTAA